GCGTCGCGTACGACCAGGCGCAGGAAGTCTACACCTCTCGCTACACCCACGAGACGATCGCTTTGGCGTTTGCGCTCACCGAAGAGGCCGTTGAGGACAACCTCTACGACAAGCTCTCGGCGCGTTACACCAAGGCGCTGGCTCGTTCGATGGCTCAGACCAAGCAGATCAAGGCGGCGGACGTCCTTAATGGCGCGTTCACGACCTCGATCGGCGGCGACGGCAAAGCCCTTTGCGCGGACGACCATCCGACGCTCACGGGCCCGAACCTCGCCAACGAGCTGGCCACTTCGGCTGACCTAAGCGAGACCTCCCTTGAGCAGGCTCTGATCGACATCGCCAAGTTCACCGATGAGCGTGGCCTGAAGATCGCTGTTCAGGGCCTCAAGCTCATCATCCCGAAGGAGCTCATGTTTACGGCTGACCGTATCCTCAAGTCGACGCTTCGCGTTGGTACTGCGGATAACGACATCAATGCCGTGAAGAACATGGGCATGGTGCCGCAGGGCTACACTGTCAACCACTTCCTGACCGATCCGGACGCTTGGTTCATCAAGACCGACGCCCCGAACGGCATGAAGATGTTCCAGCGTGTTGCCATCAAGACTGGTTTCGAGGGTGACTTCGATACCGGCAACGTGCGGTACAAGGCTCGCGAGCGCTACAGCTTCGGCTTCAGCGACCCGCGGGGCGTCTTCGGATCGCCTGGCGCCTAAAGAACGTGCGCAGGAGGGAGAAGGGGGTCGAAAGACCCCCTTTTTCCATGCACGTTATTCACGTATAGTCAACTTTCCGGGGGCATCCCGGTGCGTCTGACAGACCCGGCTGACGACATGCAGACAGACGTACCTAACTCGCATGTGAGGACAATATGGCTGCTACGCACTACTCTGGCCCGCTTCAATACTCGGGCAAAGGCGCCACCGGCGCTTGGGGCACGGATCTTACTACCACGGTAGACACTGACGTTATCGTCGCGATGGACGATTTCGTTGGCGTTGCTTTGGACGGCACCAACGACTGGACGGTTGTCAAAGACACCAGTGCCACGGCCGCGATTGGCGCGGACATTGCTGGCGGCGTGCTTGACCTGACGTCGGCCGCGACCACGGACAACGATGGCGCTTCGGTGCAGGGCAACGAAATCTTCTTGCCGGCTGCCAACAAGGTCACCTGGTTTGAAACCGAACTTCAGTGCAATGACGTCGACCAGAACGACATCTGCGTTGGCCTGACGGTGAACTTCGCCACGAACCCGGAAGCCATGTTGACGGCTGCTGATCGCATCGTGTTCCAGGTGGACGACGGCAACGCGTCGATCCTCTGCAAGACGGAAGCGGGCGGCGTGGAGACCTCCACGGATTCGGGCGTTGACTTGGTGGACAACACCTACGTCATCCTCGGCTTCCGCGTTCAGGGAACGGGGCTCGTTGACTTCTACGTCAATCGCCAGTGGGTGGCCTCGCACACCACGAACATTCCGGCAACGGAGTTGGCCGTGGCCGCGATGTCGCTTTCGGGCGATGCCTTGGGCACCCACCGGACTCGAATCGACTACCTGTTTGCTGCCGCGACTCGCTAAGGGCTGGCGTTTATTGACGGCCGGGGCGTCTGATACGGCGCTCCGGCCTTAATCAGGAGCGATACGATGAGCTTTGCAAGTGACATTAAGGCAAAAACCGTCACCGCGACGGCCACGGCAGTCAACGGCCGCACTCGTGTCCAGGGCGTGTACTACACCTGTGGCGCAACGGCTTCGACGCTGACTCTCCGCACGGGCGGTGCGGGCGGGACAATTGCACTTGAGCTTAAGACCCCGGCAGCGGCCGGTGCGTATGACCTCATCATTCCAGACGATGGTGTGCTGTTCGAGGATGGCGTGCATGTGACTTTTGCAGACGCGAACGTCCTTAGCGCTACTGTACTGTTTGTGGGTGGAGCGGCTGCCTAATGGCCCGCCGCGGCATGGGGATTGCGACCTCGGTGAAGAGCGGGAATTTCCGCCCGACAAAGTCCGGCGCGGGCATGACCCGTAAAGGCGTTGCCGCTTACCGTCGCGCAAACCCCGGCAGCAAGCTCCAGACCGCAGTGACGGAAGATCGGCCAAGCGCGGCTCGAGCCAAACGGCGCAAATCCTTTTGCGCTCGTTCCGCGGGGCAGATGAAGATGCACCCAGAGGCCGCCAAAAACCCCGACAGTCGGATTCGGCAGGCCCGTCGACGATGGAAGTGCTAGCCAATGGAAATGATGATCTGGAACATTCTCCTGTCTGCAATAATTACCGGGATGGGGTTTATGCTAAAGGGCAAGTTTGATGAACTGTCCCGGGTCACTATTCTGCTTAATCGAACCCGAGAAGAGATTGCGAGAGAACACATCACTCGCAGAGAGGTGGACGATCGAATCGAAAAGTTTGTCGCACATGTCGACCAACGATTTAATCGTCTTGAAGCAAAACTGGACGAAATCCGTACCACGAGGGATTAACAATGCCTGGCAAACTAAAGATGGCCATGAAAGGCGGAAAGAAGGTCCCTTCTTTCGCCGCTGATGGCATGGGGAAGATGGGGAAGGGCGGCATGCCCGATAAAAAGGGGCGTGCCATGAAGGGCAAGAGCAAGGACTCGCGCGGTCGCGCGATGCGGGGGTACTAACATGGCAGGGCGTGGAATGGGAGCCGCCGTCAAGGGCGGCGGGGCCGTGGGCCGTGGTCCAAAGAATCGCGTGACCTCTTCCCCGAGCATGAAGACCGGAAAGGTCGTTATGGCGGCCAAGGGGGGCGCGATCAATCAGCACAAGCAGATGGCGATGGGCAAGGCACCTAAGAAGGGCAAGGTTCGTCGCATGCGCATGGGCGGGTACTGCGGCTAGTCGATGGCTACGTCTGGCACCACGGACTTCAACCTATCGATTGATGATCTGGTTGAAGAGGCATTTGAGCGTTGCGGCATGCGGCCGACGAGCGGCTATCAGCTCAATTCCGCACGCCGCTCGCTCAATTTGCTATTCCTGGACTGGGCCAATCGCGGGTTGAATCTTTGGACCATTGAGCAGGCGACTTATACGCTGACCCAGGGCACCAAAGAAATCACCTTGCCCGCAGACACGGTCAATGTGCTTGAGGCAATCATCCGCCAGAACAGTCAGGGCACCGATAGCGACGTCTACATCGAGCGAATCAGCCGTGAAGACTACCTGAACGTCCCTGACAAGGCTTCAGAGGCTCGGCCTGCGCAGTTCTACGTACAGCGCACCAATCCGACCAAGGTTTTCTTCTATCCGGCAGCGGATCAGACCTACACGTTCGTGTATTACCGCATTCGACGCATCCAGGACTCAGGCGCGTACACGAACACGGCGGATATCAACTTCCGTTTTCTCCCGTGCCTGGCCTCGGGACTTGCGTACCAGCTTTCGCTCAAGTTTGCGCCTGATCGGACGGCCGCGTTGAAGGCGATTTACGAAGAGGACTTCCAAAGAGCCGCTCTGGAGGATCGGGACACTGCCAGTGTGCAGTTTGTGCCCGACTTGGGGGTCTAAATGGCCTATGCAACCGGCAAATTCTCGTATGGCCTATGCGATTTCTGTGGCCAGAGGTACCCATATAACGTCTTGCGCAAACAATGGCAGGGGTACATGGTCTGCCCAGACGACTATGAGCCCAAAGAACCGCAGTTGGAGCCATTGCGGTACCGCGGAGACGCCATTGCGCTGCGTGATCCGCGGCCCGATCGCATTGAGCCGGTGTCCGTGTACGTTGGCGCACCTGGTTTTAGCGCTTTCCAGAGCTACGGCTCGGTCCTGAACACGGCTGACATGCGTCCGTATGTTCTTGGGCAGGCCTTGATTGCTCAAGGCCTGGTTGGATCTGTTACGGTAGCCACATCATGACGTACGACGATCTGGTCACCAACATCCGCAACTACACCGAGGTGGGGGCCAACGTCTTCACCAACGCGGTGATCAACACGTTCATTACCATGGCGGAAAACCAGATCCTTCGTGAGATCGATTTGGATGTGTTCAAGCTCGAGGTCTCTGGAAACATGACCTCGGGAAACAAATTTTTGACCGCGCCGAGTGACATTCTCACGCATCGCTACATGATGATCACCTCTGGTGCCGATCAGATCTTCTTGGATTTCCGTGATACGTCCTTCATGAAGGAGTATTGGCCCAACGGGGCCTCCACGGGCGTCCCCAAGTACTACTCGGTCTGGGACCAGAACACGTTCTACGTCGCGCCCACGCCGAACGCCAACTACGTTGTTGAACTGGGGTACATCTACCGCCCTGCCCAGCTATCCTCCGGCACTCCGACGACCTGGATCAGCACGAATGCCCCGGAAGCACTGTTTTACGCCTGCCTGATTCAGGCCTACAGCTACACCAAGGGCCCGGGCGACATGCTTCAGTACTTCACAAACTCGTACAGGCAAGCCATCCAGGGCCTGGGCCTCGAGCAGCAGGGCCGTAGGCGTCGCGACGAGTACCGAGATGGTATGATCCGTCTACCGCTTAAGTCGGAGTCCCCTGGTCCATGATCACCGTAGAAATGCCCGGACTGTTGAACGGCGTATCAGTGGCTACTACTGATGGCCGCGGCTGGTCCACGGAAGAGCTTGCGCAGAGGGCCGCGGACAAGATCGTCTACGTGGGCGATCAGTCGCATCCGGCCATTCAAGCGCAGGCCAGGGCGTTCAAGGATCGTGTCAGGCACGTAATTGCCTTCTATCTGAAGGAGGCCGTTGAACAGGACCGTCTTACGATGGCAAATCGCCTTCGTGATGCCGGCCACCCAGAGCTGGTTCATTTGTTAGGAGAGTAAAATGGCTTTTTCGGGAAACTTCATGTGCACCAGCTTCAAGGTAGAGCTGATGCGCGCTGTCCACGACTTCACCGCGAGCACGGGCAATACGTTCAAGCTGGCAATGTACGACAACACGCCGTCGTTCAATGCCTCGACCACGGCCTACACCGCTACGAACGAAGTCCCGGCCTCCGGAACCTATTCGGCGGGGGGCGGCGCGCTGACGAACGTGACTCCGACGTCGAGCAGCACCACCGCGTTCACGGACTTTGCAGACCTGTCGTTCACAAGCGCCACGATCACTGCCTATGGCGCACTCATCTATAACGATTCCGCCGCGGGCGATCCGACGGTCTGCGTACTGGACTTTAGCGGCGCGAAGACTTCAACGAACGGCACGTTTACGATCATCTTCCCGACGGCTGATGCGACTAACGCGATCATCCGCATTGCTTAATAGGGACTGTCCATGGCAGACAATGTAGGCTATACACCGGGCTCTGGTGCGATCATTGCCGCCGATGACATCGGTGGCGTTCTACATCAGCGCGTCAAGATCGGGGTTGGGGCGGACAACACGGCAGTTGACGTTTCTAGTGCGAATCCCATGCCGGTGGCAGATGCGACGGCGGAGGAGACGCGGCAGGACATGCTGATGCTCCTGACGCGGGCGCTGAATTACCTGAACGCCCCGCAGGGCTACGACAAGTCGCTACAGGCGTTGCGTATTACAGGCACGTTGCCGACTGTCACGACGGTAGGCACGGTGACAACGGTTACGACAGTCTCAACGGTCACCAACCTTTCCACCATCGACACGCTGCAAGGTCGCATACAAGTCCTTGGGCAGAACCTTGCCGCGTGGTCGTCAACCGTCCGTGCGCGCATTACTTGAGGTAGCACATGGCAAACACGTTCAAAAAGGTCATTGATCGTCTGATGTGGGCGCAGGTCGCCCCGTCTCCCAACGCCCATGCGGCGGGGACGTGCCTGGCGGTTGATATGCGCAACAACAGCACGCGCAATTCTTTCGTCTACAACCTCGTGTCAAATACGGTACTGAACCGCTACAACATCGTCACGAAGGGTTGGAACTTTGTGCAGTCGCCCGCTCTGGCGGGTACGTTCGCCGCGGGTGCGGCATCGGCATTTGCCCCG